GCGCACCCGATGAGAATATCTCTTTACGAGGTTCTCATCAACAGGGGTGTTGAGCTCCCTACCAATCCCAACAAAGACGGCGGTAAGAAATACCATCGCCTCGATAGGGAAGGTGAGAGCTGAACCCATAGACGCGTACTTGGCCAGGTGTATAACACCATGACCAGGTACGTCGGCTCGGAAGGATCTGCATGATTCCACGGTCCCCCTCAACCAGAGGTGGTCGCGGAGCATTTCCTGGACAAGCCGATTCGAAACACGATCGGAAGCTTCACTCAAATCGAGTGTAGCTAGAGTTCCAACGATGGAACCCTCTCTAGCCAAACGCTGGTTAGGCGTCTGATCTCGGAAACCGATCATACGTCGCAACCGATAATCGGTGTCGACGTAGTCATAGATCTCGTGCCGAACTGCTTGCTGTGCATATTGCATAGCAGTAGGTTCGACAGCGATGATCCTAGGTGTTTTGAGCGTTTTAGGGACTGTGATGACCGAAACGGGCATCTCAGACTCGGGTTCGAGGAAGTGCACAGCGTCGAGTTCCTCTTCGAATGAACGATTAGGAACTAGGAAATCTGCACTTGGCAGATATTCCTCGAGACGCTCGGTCCAGACGTTCTGCCGCCACTTTGCGTTTCCACGCAACTTGTCAGCAGTCGCACCTGGTCCGTGTGCCGGGATCACTTCTCCTATGAGGATTTTATGGTCCAAATAGGCAAAGAGATCGTGGAACAGTACCTCCGCCACTCGATGGAACTCGTCTAGGTCGGCGAGATCCATTGACGTCGAGTGGTCGGCCACTTCCTGCTCACACTTGATGAATTCGCGAAAAGCGCTCTTCGTCCTTGCATCACTGCAAGGAAGAAGAATCTTACCGAACATCAGCGTAAGCTGACGAACGGCAATGATTGCTTCTTCGCAAGGATTCTCAAGCAACACACCCGTATCACGGTCGAAAATTCGATCGAGGAAACCTCCGAGAAATCGGGGGAGCCCTCCTTTCCAGCGGAAACCGCTGAAAAGACGGCGATCGACGAACTCCTGGTCAAGACTTCTTTCGAAGTCTTTCCCAAAGTTCGGAAGGGTTATCGTCAAAAACGAGATACCTTCAGATTCCGACCGACTAAGGACTACTTCGTAGTCCTTGGTGGTGCTAGTGCAACATCTGACCGCCATTTCACTGGCGATCTGATACCAGAGCAACATTAGGCTTTTCAATAGCCCTCCTTAAATAGAGGTGTCTATTCCATTAGCCTATGTTGGCCACTCTGCAGACTAGCTAACTAGTTCTTCCAACCCACATTAAGGGTGAGTCGAACAAACTTAGCTATTGAACGTGCGATGTCTGAAAGGACACTGCGCGGTTCTGCAGAACTCAGCAAGGGATACTGACTCGAGCCTGAAAGTCTTTCCGTAAGGAAGAAGATCAGACTCAAGCCGTGGATGGCGAGAATGAGTACTCCCACAAAGATGGCAGTTAGCCATGTCATTTGTGGGTGTCCATGCTCGTCCAGCCTCAGCTCTCACCGCCAAGAAGCTTGGTGATGAGGGAGTCGGAAGTCGCGGTAAACAGGGCCTTAAAGCCCGTGTAAATCGCGAGAGCCTCGGTATTCGAATATCCCGCCGGAGGCACGTCGAAGACCATGTAGTTACTCATGGAAACCTTCGTGTTCTGCGACGGAATGAACGGATCCGAAGTAATCTTGCTGTGGTCGAGCCGAAGCACCCGCCGAGTCCTACGCCCATAGGCGTGGGAGGCGGAGAGCTTCACCAGACCGTCAGCGCTCAGATACTCGCTGTTATTCACTCCCACCGAAACTCGGGGGAGAGGGATAGCAACGGCGCTGATGGTGACGGACTGGGGATCGGTGTACGCCATAGGCGTGCTCCTTCTGCAATTGGCCTTGTTAGGCCGTTGGTTAGTAGTGCAAACTACTCACTTACGCCTGGAAATGCCAAGCGCAGCGAGAATCGACGTTTGGAAGGGTGACAAGCCCGACCATTGAACGCCGAATCCGTAGGGGTTAGCCTGCCTTCTGACCTTACTTTCAAAAGTAAAGGCCATCGAGGTAGCTCGGGGACCTGACGCACCTCTAGGGTACGTTATTCCGCCGAGAGTATAGGTTTTCTTAACGATGGTATGTTCCATCATATACCCATACTGCATCACCAAACCGTGATTGATAAACGAGGAAACGTTAGAAATAACGTCCCCCGTATTTGAAAACCAATCAACGGCCCAGCTCCAGGGCGCAATATTCCAGAGAGTCTCTGGACTCGCTTGGAGACCGAGTCTATCGGCCAGGAGTGCCAACTTATCAACTTTCGATCGGGAGTCGTATCCGACCGGGAGGTAATAAGTAAAAGCACCCTTAAACCAACGCGAGATCCGGGTTTCAGTCCGGATATTTAGAGTGCCCTTCCCGAGCAATTCGGTCCCGCCCAAAGGCCCCCATAGTTGGGAGTCAGGGATGGATTCGTTTTGCTCACGGGAAATGAGTGGGAAATAGTTCGCCCTGCGAACCACCTTACCAGCATCTCGTTCGTATTGTTCCAGAATGGAACGCGAACGAGTGATGCCGGACGCAAAGTCCGAAACATCACTGATAAGGGGCTTCCACCCAAACTGGACATTCAAATATTCAGAGCCTGCATCACGTGCAGCCTTTGACTTTGATTGCCAGTTCTGGGAGTTGATAATGTGCGGCAAGCCGTCATTTCTCAACTCTCCGAGGGCGGTAGCAAGGTTAGCTACTGAATTATCGGGCTTACACCGGGATATGGCGGTTGCGCCCAGCTCATCTAGATCGTCGTCAGACGTGAAGAAAGCTGGGATCAGCGTCATACTGCGCGGATCGATCGGCATAAGCGGACCAGTATAACTGTCCGTATACTCGATACGAGGCGCGCCGGCATTAAAGAGCGTGTACTTCGAAACCGTTCCAGAGGGAGGACCCTTGGAACAGTACGATTTCCACGTCTTAAAATTGCCTCCGATGTCAGCGAGCCCCCCGTTACGGGGAGGCCACTGATGCCCTTCCGAGACAGTTGTCTGTCTCCCTGAGAGGTCGTAGTTAATCGGGTCGTTCGAGACCGATTCAGAACGCACTCCATTATTAAACTGGACGCGTTTCTGACCCGGTACTCTAAGTCTTATCGGATGATAAGACCTAGATCGAATGGTCAATTAACACCTCCCTCAGGCACTCGAGCTCCTTTGGTATAGAACATGGGGTTACCCCCATGGGTGGATGTTTGCACTGCATAGGCGGCCATTCGTCATGG